AGTAAAGAATTGTACTTTAGGTAATTGTATAATAGAGAACCTATACTGACTCGGTGCAGAATAGTCTATCTCTTCTGGTTGTCTTGTGAGTGCGTTTATATCTGTCATACTATTATTTATAATACTAAAATATAATAAAATAGGACTATACATTTTGCAGACCTCACTACACTTCACTCACATTATATTTGTGTTATGATTAGGGTATACACAAGTGGGGGAACACCAACACTTTGTAATACATACAAAGTTATGTTATATTACAATAGAATCATAATAAAGTGATTCATTTTTAAGGAAAAATAAAATATGAAAAATATTGAAGTAGCAAAAATTGAATATAAAAAACTCTATGCATTATGTCAGAAAAAAGATGATAGAATAGATATGCGTATTGGTAAAGACTTGAAAGATAGTATCAAACAAGTTGCGTATGATAATGGTTACACTTTAACGGATTATTTAAGTCGTATGATTATGAATGAAGTTATAACTTATTATCCAGAATATTTAGAAAAAACTACGAGAAAAAACAGAATAAATTATTAAAAAAAAAGGGGAGCGAACTCCCCTTTTTAGTGGTGTGGTAGATTGTATTTATTACATTAAGTTAGCGACTTTAACTCTTCTGTAATATTGGTTAGTTTCTTTAGTAAATGCAGTATTTGAAGAACCAGCATCATTACCGTCAGCTAACGCACCAGCGTCAACTGCGAATGGGTTATCAATCATACCGTATCTAGTTTTGAAACCGATTTTTGGTTGGAAAGTTTGCTCACCAACTGCTCTCACCATTTGTAGTGGAACATATGGGCAATAGAAAGTACCAGCATCATAAGGTGAAGTACCTTTATATCCAACAACATAGTATTGACTTGCAGCCACATTTGCAGCATATGGGTCAACATATACTCTGTAACGACCATTCAATACACCAGCAAAAGTGTTTTGAGTGTCATCTACTTGTAGGTTGTTGTTTAATGCAGATTGGTAATCTAGAATTCCAGCCATTTGTAAAGCAGAAGCAACATCAGCACTTACTAGTAAGATGTTACCTTTCCCTCTACGAGTTTTTTGACCGATTGCATTTGCATCTCTTTCAATCTGGAACATTAGTCCTTTGAATTTCTCAACAGACCATCTACCGTTAGAGTCTGTGTCTAAGTCAAAAGTACCAGCAGTAGTTGTATTTACAGCAGCACCTTCTACGGCAGTTCTGTAAATTCTTCTTACTACTTCCCTATTGATTTCTGCAAGAATTTCAGCAGAAAGGATGTTTGCAAGTTCTGTTTCTGCATCAAGACCGTGAATTGCTTTTAAGTCTTGTGCAAGTTCCATTGTGTATTCAGCTTTAAGTGCTCTAGACTTTGCAGTAACAGTTGATTTCTCAATAGAGAAAGCCATTTGTGCAAAGTGGTTTTGAGAACTATCACCTAATGCTTCAGCCTGTGCAGTAGTCATACCTTGTGTGAAAGTATAAGTACCTTCTGGTGAATCATTAAGAATACTAGGGTTAGTACCTTGCTGTGCAGATGATAATGAAGATGATGCGTTATCAGCAGAATGTTCTGCATCTGCTTCATCTACTAATGCTTCTGCACCAGACTGGTCATCAAATCTTGAACGCATTGCAAAGATTAAACCAGTTGGGCCAGTCATTGGTTGCACACCACAAATGTCATATGCAATCAAGTTTGGCATAGCTCTTCTTACTAATGAAATTAGGATGGGATCCCAATTTGCCATTGGATTAGCACCAGCCGCAGTTGCGTTAACTGGAGTTCCTTCTGCCAAGAAAGAAGCATCTTCTTTAAGTGCTTTCTCTTGGTTTTCTAAGATAACAGTAGTGACGGCTCTTCTGTAAGCATCATTGATTTTTGGTAAATCTGGATGGTCTAGAACGGGCTGCCACTTCTCTTGTAAATGTGTTGTTTGAAACATCTTAGTTTCTCCTTATATATTTACTTATATTTATCATTACGATTTGTTTACTGCCCTTTTATGGGTTTTATTAATTGCAGCCGTATATGCCGCCATTGCATCTGAATTTGCTTCAATAGTCTTTGGACTTTCAGCGTCTTCAGATAACACTTCTTCAACTTTTTTCTCTGAAGGGAAGTATGATTCTTTCAAAGTAGATAGTTTTTCTTTGAAAGATTCTTCACCAGAAAATTCAACATCAGCAGTCAAAGAATGAAATTTTTCTTTTTCTGTTTCTGTTAAATCTTTTGATACTTCAGAAATTAATGATTCACGAACAAGTTCACCAACTCTATTCTTAGTTGATTTATCTTGTTCCATCAAATCGTTTACCTTTGCTTTTAGTTCCTCAATTTCTTTAGTCTGTGCTTCAAGAATATCATATTTTTCGTTTGGAACATCAATATAGTGGTCTTCAAATAAAGATTTAAGACCAGTAATAAAGTCTTCAGCGATTTCTCCCTTTAGACCTCTTTCAATAGCAAGTTGGTTTTCTTTCTTCCACTCTTCAGTAACATAAGTTAGATATGAGTCAATTTTGTCAACCATATCTTCTTTTGCTTCTTCAATAGCTTTAGTTTTTTCTTCTTCTAAAGTTTCTTTAACTTCAGAAATTTTAGATGATACTGCAGCTTCAAATATTGTTTCAGCTTTAGTTTTGAATTCATCAGAAAAATCTTCACCTTCTAGTAATGCATCAACATCATTTTTGACATCAACACTTTCAACTGTCTTCTTTTTATGATTTTTACCATAAATTTCAGAAGCAAGTTGAGTTTTAGTCATACCTTTGGTGTATTGATTGATGAGTTCAGTTTTAGAAAGTTTAGATAATTTTGATACAGCTTCTTCCATATCGTCATCATCGTCTTCTTCTTCATCATCTTTTTTCATATCTTTAGGTTCTTCTTCGTCCTCATCATCGTGAGCAGCTTCTTTAATTTTATCTGCTTGTTCTGGAGGAACAGCACCTTTAGTGGGTGCAGAAGTGTCCTTTTTAACTTTTTTTGCGGCGTCTGGTTTTCCAACCATATTCGCATCTTTTTCAGGGGTTGGCCCACCTACATCCTCTGGTTTTTCACCATCTTTCATTTTTGGCATAGGGTCTGCCTTACCACCAGTAGAATTCGGTTGTTTGCCGTTGGCTTCATCTAGTTCCGCTACGACTTCTTTTTCCAACTCCTCAATAGTCTTATCTAGTTCTGACATTGAAGGTTCTCCTTGTTTTTATTATCATTATTATTTATAGTTTTATAACTTTTTAAGAAATTTTGCAAACGCAAGCGCTTCCACATTTGGAAGTTTTTTACGCACAGAACTCTCAATCGTTTCAACTATTTCACTTATTTCAACTTCTTTTAGAAGTCCATTATTCCAAACCCATTCTTTACCTTCCATAATACCTTGTACAAAGGCATTTGGTGCAGATGGGTCTGCAACTATATCAGCAGCAGCTGCCAACATAAAATCTTTTTTCACATAATTTGCACCGTTCTTCTGTTCAAGACTACCCATACCTCTAGAAGAAACACCAAGTGTACCACCTTCATCCATAATGTTTTTAACTATTTTACCCATTGGGGTGTTCATAATTTTTGCTTCACCTATGAAGTTATCTCCATCTCTATCTAGAGATGTAACCATATGCGAAACTCTATCTAAATTTACAGTAGGGCCTTCTGGGTGTCCTAGTTCACCATATGCACGATTCTTTTGTATAAATTTATCGTCATATCTTTTTATCTCTTGTTCTAAAACATCAGTTGGGTATACTCTACCATTACGGTTCTTTATGTTTCCTTGCATAAATACACCCTTGATTTTATAACTTTTCGTACCATTATCATCTTCTTCGGTAAGAAATTTTACATTTTCAAGTGACTCAGATATTAATTTCATTAATCTTTCCCTATGTTATGTTGTTATAACCAGAAACTTTTCTTAATTTCATTATTACATAACCAACACAAGCAGAATCGTTTTCCATATGTATATCACCAGATATACCACTTCCAGCATTATTAGTAATTGGTGGTAATTGTTGACTACCGATGTTAAAATTACCATTACCATTTAATGTAAGTGCAGTTGTATTAGATGTTGCGTGAAATTCTATTTCAGTAGTGGAACTTACACTCCAGTTGCAAGATACAATCGCAAGTCTAGGGTCTGTTGAGGCTCCAGCAAGTCCAGATGCATCTACAACTTCAGCTGCAGTTCCGTTTGTTCCAGTAATAAGAACAAGAACTACTGTTTCAAAATCTGTATCTTTTAGATTTCTTACTGTAAAGGCCATATTACTTTCCTATTGTTAACATTTCTCTTTCAAAGTAATTCATCAATTCTTTGTTTGTTACTTTATGTTTCTTAGAAACTAAATTAATATTGTTCTCAAAACTATTTATAAAATCTGAAGAGTTAGAATCCATTTTATTGAATATTTCATCAACTGCCTTCTTCATTTTAGGAGTCAGTTTTTTATATTCTTTACTTCTTTTATGTTCGTCTTTTTCTATTATTTTAGAATAAAAACTATCAAACTTCATCGTCCCCTACCTCTGGTATATGTGATGTTACCATATCTTTTGCAATAGTTTGTCTTTCTTTTTCTAAAGTTTCTCCAACTTTATCAGACATAACATTTTTAAAATCAGACTCTGATTCTAAATTGTTACCATTAACTATATTATCAACCATTGATTTTATTTTTTCTTGGCTCATTACCATCTCCTTTTTGTTCAAAGTTATTATCGCCATCTTCTCCGTTATCGTCACTCTCACTATCCATTTGTTTTTGCATCTCACCTATTTCATCATCTGTTAGGTGTAATACATTTTTCTTTATCCACTCTTTAGAGAAATATGTACCAACATAGTTTTCTACTTGTGATAACATTTCTAATCTCTCTTTAAGTAGTTCTGCATTTTTTAATTCTGTAAAGTTGTTATCTTGTAAGAAATCAAACTGTATATGTTCAGACATTTGTTTCCATTCTTCCTCTGCAATAACACCAGTAAGAATTAATTGTGTTCTAAGTAAATCATTAAAGATTACTGAGAATTTTTTTCTTAACTTACTTACAAACTTAGTAAATTTTAATTCATCTCTTGTAATCTCTGTTGACCTACCTAATGAAAAGTTTTGTTCTGCTTCTAATCTTGAGATAGGAACATTTAATGAACGATATAACTTTCTTTGAAAGTATGTAATATCATCTATCTCACCAAGATTTGCACCACCAGGCAGTGTAGTAATCTCTGTACCTCTACCACCTTCTCTTCTTGGTAACCAAAAATCCTCTAACATAGACATATGATTTCTATCGTCACGAATCTCACCAGTAGATGCATCATATACTAGTTTGTTACGATAACGATTCATAACATCTTTTAAATATTGTTCTGCTTTTATTTTAGGTAAATTACCTACATCAATATAAAATATTCTTCTTTCTGGGGCTCTTGATATTCTGTAAATTACCACAGAGTCCTCAATCATTCTTAATTGATTTACTGGTTTGATTGCTTTATTAAGATACGATAACACAGTACCTTTATGCATATCAATAAGTCCAGAAGGACAATATGCGATAGAATCAAATGTTAATTTAACACCAGTAGAAGTATTGTTTACTTGATGTCCGTGTTGATTATATATGTAAAACTCTTTAAACTTTTTTACAACATCAACTTGACCTTTTCTACCAGTTTCTACTTCTCTAACTTTTTTAATTTTTCTAGGGTCAATATAGCGAAGTTGTTGAATACCTTTTCTAGGATTTTGTGTATCAATAACTTTGTGATAGAATATTCTTCCATCAACATACCATCTTCTAAAAATATCGTGTGCTTTATTATTAAAATCTAATAGTTGAAGAATTCTTTCAAACTCTTCTTTTATTCTTTTTTTAATTGTAGCAGAGACTTGTAAATTATCTAATGCGATAGATACACACATATCTTTTTCATCAGATGCGATTGCCTCACTTACGATATCTTCTATTGCACTATCACACTCTGGTTGTATTGCAATATCTCTATATCTTCGGATTAAATCATCTTCTGTGCGAGAACGACCATCTGTATCTAGGATTGTGGAATAGAAACCACCACCAGATATATCGTATGTACCATCATCAGTAGCTGGAGGCGTTACTGCCCCCAACTCCTTTTCTTTTCTTTTTATTTCAAAACCAAAAAACTCAGCCATTATCTACAACTCCTTTATATTGTTATATTTATAGAGTTATAAATTGATGCCTGTGACTCTGAATGTGTCATATCTCCAAGTAATTTCAAATTGTTCAATAGCATCATTTTGGTCATATCCAAGTTCTATTGCACCTAATGCTTGAGGATAACAACCTTCAAGTACATATTGATGAAGAATTGTATCATCTCTATCTAACTGTTGAACAATCATATCCACTCTGTAATCAGCTGGGTTGGTTGCACCAGTATTATTAACTAAGTCATTAATACCGTTCATCCATCTTTCAACTTCTCTACGAACACCAAAATCTGTATCGTTAAATACAGTTGTTGTCCATACTTCAAAAGTTCTTTCACCAGCAACATAAAGTTGTCTACCTCTGAATGGAATTGCAATTTCAGCAAGTGTTTGACCAGGCAAAGATGCTGACCTACACAGAAATGCAAACTGTTCAGTATTGATAGCTGCAGTTACTTGTCCGACTGGTGGGGGTAAAATTACCCTAAACTGATTGGCACGAGCACCACCACCAGCGAGTCTTGATTTAAAATCGTTAATATTTGCCATCTAATTACCCTCCTATCTCTGTAAACGCAACACCAGTTCGTACAGCGACAAAGTTAAGAGTGATAAAGTTGATAGACCTTGTTGGTTTGACAAAAATGTCTGCAACAAATTCGTTTCTATCAATTACTTCACCAGTGTTATTAGATTCATCTGCAACTACTTTAAAGTCAGTAATACCTCTTCGTCCTTGAATCTCTCTCAAGAAAGGTTCTACTAAGTTTTTAAACTGAGCTCTTGTGAATTCATCATTGAACTCAAATAGTTGGAACTTAGCTGCAGTTGCGATTGCCTTTTCAAGAATAATGAATAATCTTCTAACATTAATTCTGTCAAACGCACTTGGTTTTGCAAGAGCAGTCTTATCACCAAATAACACAGTACCTTGGCCAGGAAATGAGTTAACTGGATTAATTCTTGCTTTATATAGTGTATCTCTTTGGTCTTTGTTAGGTTCGTATGCAAGTT